AGAGGATATCCCTCGATAGCCTTAACATCAGCCACCCACGGAGCCTTAGGAGTAAGAGCCACGCGTTCAGCGTAAGCAGACCGCGAAAAGTTATACAGGCGCATCGCATCTTTAGCCGAGCGAATCAGGCCGGAGTAGATGACCTTGCCATCGACGTTGTATTCATTACCACCAACGAAAACGAGAGGCACGTACTTACCAACCCATTCGATTTCCTCTAGCTTCTCAGCGCCCGACATACGACACCACTTAACTTTTTTAGTGGTGACTTCGCGCTCTTGCTCAATTGTCGGCAGATTGGTTACTTGTTCGGCTACTGCCTCAAGATACTGCGACTCAGGTACGCTAGTACCATCGGACAATAGGAGTAGTTTTGTTGGTTCCTCGGCTACGTGCCAGTATTCAGCAACGCGGACAGACTCAGCCGTTAGCCAGCCATCCTCACCGTAGTTCTTGCCGTCGCTTTCCCAATTGGTGAACTTAGCGTCTGGATATTGTTTCTTGAACTCATCCTTCGCCATCTCATCAACGACAAAGCAGAAGCGCATATCGCTCTTGTCTGCCTTCTGAGTGAACGGATCGCAGACCACCGCAAGCTGGTTAGGGATGCGGATAACTTCAATCTCTTGGTTGAACGTGTTCTCATGCGCGTAATCAGTCGCAACGCGGAACCAACCCCAACCCGCAACTACAGCCTGTTCTAATGCCGTGTCGAATGCCTCATCCGCGTTGGAGCGGTCGCAGATATGCCGAATGATGCCTTGGAATGCCTCGGCTACTTCGTCGTCGGCGTAGTCGTCAATCGGTCTAACCTTGACCATCGGGCGGTTCTGACGGCCATCGTTGACCACTTGCTTGACGTACTGGTTTAGCTTGTCAACAACAAGGCACGGACGCCCGGACTTCTCACGAGACTCTTTAATCTTCTCAGGCCATTGGTCGCCAGCCCTGAACTTCATATCCTCCAGCGCGGCCAGACGGTTATCTTTCCAGCCGTCTTCGCATAGCTTAAACCGCTTGCGGGCCTCGTCTAGGAAAGCGGCGTCCCCGTCTTCCTTGGATTCGCCTTTAACGTCTGTGATTTTGCTCATCATTTATGCGCCAAGCCAACCGTGGCTTACTCGTGGGCGGGGCTTTCTTTCGTCTTTAGGTTTACGTTTCTCAGCAACAACGCCAGGAAACAATTCAGTGAGCGCCCAAATAACGGCGTCTGCTCGATTGGGGCTGCGTTCGCCCGTATAGCCGTTCGTGGAAAAGGCGCATAACTCATCTTCCAACTCACGGAAGAATCCAGCGTGTCTAACCTTACCTTGTTCATACAAGGCGCTTATGGGTTCAGCCCTAACAACCTTGCCGCGTGATGCGTTTACGGCCTTGTAGTGTGTTCGTGGTCTAGCGGTTTGCACAGTGAAGCGCACCATCTCACCGCCAAAGTTTGATTCAGCCACGACCACATCGGCCTTGTGGCGTTCGTAAGCATCCGTTGCGACCTTGCCCCAAGTCGCAGGGCCAGCCTTTACCGTTAAATCTTCCAGCACATAAGCGTTACCATCCGTACCGAGCGCAGCTACCGCAATACCAATTGCGTCGTTATCCGCGTTGTCCGTGTCACCCGCACCGCTCGGATCAACCGCTACCACCACCCGCACGAAGTCAGGTAGGTCGCCGTCTACGTTGCGCCACTTGTCTATCGTTTCGTCGTGGAATAGCGCATTAGGCGTTGCGTCGGCAAACTCACCAGTCAGGAACCGCTTCTGTAACCGTGTGGACAGGTTCTTTAGCGTGTCCAAATAGTTATCAGTCAAGTTATCCGCGTTATCCTGCGGGTTGATCTGGAACCAGTTGTAGTCCTGCGGGTTGTTTTTCTTTATCCCGGTCTCAGGGTCTGCCTTGTCGTGGAATAGCTTGTACGACCAATGCGCCTTTGATGGCGGGTTACAGTCGTAGTACATACGGACTGGCATCAACTTGGTTATGCCGTCTATTGTCTGTTCAACCCTCTGAGCCAAGCGAGTAATCGCAATACCAACCGAACCCCACGGAATCTGTGAGCATTCGTTTAGATAGATCGTCGCGTACTCTTGGCCTAGAATCTTCTCGGTGCGCTCTTTGTCATCCAGCCCGCCAAACCATATCTGCGAGCCGTTCTCAAACTGAGCAAACCAGTCCGTCTTATTCAGTTCGTATTTGACCGCAGGGAAGCAAAGCTGCATCACTTTCGGGAAAGTATCGAACACAATCGAGGCTTTCACCGCATTAAAGCGGAACCTCAAGATTGCATGGCGGCTACGGGATGCTTTGATCGCCCGCATAACTACGTTGCGGACTAGCAGGAACGTCTTACCGCTTCGACTTCCCCCAAACAGCATTATATGCGTTGCGCTTGAGGCTAAAACCTTTTGCGCCGCTTGCTGCCTGTCCGTTAATCTCACAAGGCTGCGTCATCACTGTTCAGCGTTAGCTTGAACTCGCCAGTTGCCTTTAGGTTCACATCTGAGCGAGACAGCTTTGGTACGTGGTACTCGATAACGTCTGCCATACATTGCCAAGCCTTTAGCGGGCCTTCGCGCTCCGCGATCTCATCAAGCCACTGTTGCATACGTTCAGCGTTCCCGTCCACTAGGCGAGCAATAGCTTCCCTGGCGTTTACGGTTGTCTTGCTTGGGCCTCGTTTGCCTTGATTGGGCTTTTTCTCGCCTTTTTTAAAGACGGTTGATGTGACTGGCACTCTCTATCCTTTCGGAGCCGCGATTCCGTCGCGTCGGTTGTTCCAACTGTGATATATACAATGGTCTGAGCCGCATTCAGGGCAGCGGCCTTGTTCTGCCATGTAATCTTGAAACGTCTGTCTGTCTGGATTCTTGTACCAGCACACCGTTTCGCACTTAGGGCATAGGCCCGTGTTACAGGTAGGCGTCCAATCGGGTCGCATTTCAACCCATTCTCGAATTCGTGCCTGATTCTGCTTTGCCGCTTCTACTTCATTCATAGGGGCGCGGACTCAGATGGAACATACGATGTTGGTAGCACTTGGGCTTGGGAGATGTCACCGTGTCCAACGAGTCCGCGAAGATTGCGCGGTTCACTTAAACCTAGAACCGCAATAACTCAATATTATTGAAGATCCGAAACAGTCTCAATCAACTTTGGTTTCGCTTTTTGTTGCGCGTGTTGCGGATTTGGTTCAGCCCGGCGGTGGTATGGTAGCCGCCCACGCGGCCCGATGAGGGCTAGAATCGGCGCGGTTGCCAAGCCATGCGGCATAAGCCGCGCTGTCAAACGGCACCAGACGCACGCGGTCGTTGAGTGCCAACATGGCCGCGCACGCTGATTGATGTGGCCGCCACAAGATTGCGCCGCTGTTCCAATCGGCGGCATTGAAATACCAGACCAACGGTATAGATTCCGGCTTCTGCCCGTCGTGAGCGTCGATGTTGTCTTGAATCGCGTCAAGCATCGCGTCGATCGCGCGCTCGCGCCAGTCAGCCAGTTCCCGCATGCGTTCAACGACGTCGGCGGGTACGGCGCGTTTGCCGTCCTCCCAATGTTGCCAAGCGCGATGAGACGTGCCTGAAATCATCGAGGCCGCCTCTTGCTGCGTGAAAAAAAGCAAGCGCCGAAGCGCTTGCAGTTCGGTGGCGGTCATCGTTCAAATTTCAACGCGAACGATAACACTGGCGGGAATGTCATGTTCAAGCGTGAAATCGCCGTTTGAAGCGACGGTTTTGCCAAAAATCACACCATCAACCATTTTGGTGAAAACTGCCGTCTGCTCTTGCGAATGGTCGTCGATGTAGAAAATGTTGGTGTTTTCGTTCATCACCAAATAAGAGCCGCTGTTTAGCGCGTTCCAGCGCGGCGAATCTTTTGAAAGCAAAACATCGAACCAATCACCACCTCGGGACGCGACTGCCCAAACGCCGGATGGTGTGACTAAGATGTTTTTTATTTGACTCATGTTGATCTCCTAGAGGTATCGGCTGCACCATTGCTGCCGATGAATGTATTGTGTTCGCGTTTTGCGAACAAGTCAAGCGTTTTTTGCAAATAAACTAAAAATATTTTTCAGCGGCAAACCAGCCGCAGCAGATCCCGCACCATCGGCGGTAACCGGGGTTCAAATCCCCGTGGCTGCGTCATAAAGCGCAAGGTATTGCAACTCGTCAGAATCTGGCTTGCGCTGGCGTCTAAGTATGGCTTTTGCGTCCTCTGCAATGCCCGCTCGTTCCGTCCAACGGTCGTAGTTCGCGCCCTCTATGTTCTTCGCAATCCACGCAAGATTCGCTCTAGCTGCCGTAGCATCTTTCTTGGCTGCGGCGAGTTCTGTGGTGAGTCGGTCTAGTTCGTCGGCGGCGTCAGGCTGCGGGGGTGGGGATGTGTAGAGGGCTGCTACCGCCGCAATCAACACGGCATAGCGGTTCGTAGGGTCGCCATCAAACAGAGGCATGAATCCGCGATGCCAATCAAGACCGCACTCTTTAACCAATTCCTGCCTCTGTTCGTATGTCATCGGTGCAACAGGCCCTTGCTGCGTTCCTCGTGCTTGCCATACCTGCCAAGCAAACTCAACATTACCGTCAACATAGTTTCCAAACACCACATTTTTATTTAGGCTATAAGCGCGAGATATTGCCCACGCCTCAAATGCTTTGCGTTCATCAGTCATCGTCTATCCTTTCATTGCTCGGATGGCTTTGGCAATGCGTAATGCCGTCCCACTGTTGTTGCCGTAGTAGTCAGCCTCTTTCGCAGCCTTCTCCAGCGTT